CCTCCCGAAAGAGGTTGTTACTCCGTAGTGTTCTTCCAAGGATGCTCCGGGGTCTCAATCTCTGCCGTTTAACGGCAGAGGTCGGTTCCGGAACATAAGCTCCACCCCGGCGTTGGAATTTCGGTTCTAGGTCGTCGAAGATGGGCTTGCCTAAATTCAACTGATGCTAAAACTAAAGTTTTCCATATTCAAGTTGACGATAGTCTTCTTGAACAAGGTCTACTTAAAAGTTGCAGCACCCGAAGAATTAATCCGGGCTTGGGTAGGTGCTGTCCAAAAGTGGGTAGACACGAAAGGAGGAGTGTGGGCCATCGGTCGTATTAAAGCGACTCGGTTGGCTTATACTCGTTTCCTCTGTGGCTCTCCGCTCCAGGACAGCCCAGGTTTTGGTGTCCAACTTTCCCCAGAGGGCCTGCCAGGCCCCTTGGATGAGTTGTTCAGAGACATGAAATCCTCCCATGTACGACTGGGGCTATCCCTGTTAGGGATTTCCCGGATCATACCTGGTTGGAAGAGTCCCGACCTAGCTCCTATTATCGACCCCCCTGAGAGCACTAAATTATCCTATTATGGATTAGCTCTTAGTGGCATCGTAAAAGAGTTAGGTTGGAAACTCCCTCGGCCCGTCTGGTCCGAAGTTCATGTTTCAACCAAAGCTGGCCCTAACGCGCAAGCGATGGTGGGTGCAATAGAGGACGCTCACCTCCTAACAGAGGCGCAGATTAGCAACCTGCGCATTCTGGGTGGAGATGAGTTGGTCCGGTCTATTGAGGTCCACCGATCCATCAGCCTCGGTGCTTGGCATGAGTTACTTGGACTTAAACCGAAAGGTCTACAGTCGAAGCTTTCTCTTGTCAAGGACAAAGAAGCTAAGTGTCGGATCGTTGCCATCCTTGATTACTGGTCTCAGGCAGCCTTAGAGCCTCTCCATCACGCAGAAATGCGATTCTTGGGGAGCCTCAAGTCTGACTGTACCTTTAACCAAGGAGGGTTTCGGCGAAGCCTTACTAGCTCGGGGCCGTATCACTCTTTAGACCTAACAGCGGCGACAGACCGAGTTCCTGTAGCGATACAGGAGCCCGTGCTAGCGACGTTGGTAGAATCTGAGGAGTATGCGGCTGCTTGGCGTGATACTTGCGTCAACCGTGACTTTAAGCTCACATGGGGTAACCGCAGCGTGGTGCGTTACGCTTGCGGCCAACCTATGGGGGCCTATTCGTCATGGGCGACGTTCGCTATCACTCACCACGCGATAGTGCGTTTAGCAGCGTTACGGGCGGGATTAACCGCTCGTTTCACTAACTATGCACTTCTCGGTGATGACATCGTTATTGCTAGCGATGCTGTTGCCAAGGAGTACCGTGCTATTCTTAGCGACCTAGGCGTTTCCGTCTCTGAGCAGAAGACTCATGTGTCACCCGACACATTTGAGTTCGCAAAGAGATGGATCCAACGCGGAGTCGAAGTCACCGGCGCCCCTATGGGCTCCCTATTCGAGGCCATCCGCTTCCATAGTAAGGAAACTATTGAAAGCAAAGGTGGGAACGTCGTTCCCTCCAAAGCAATTCGAAAAGTCTCTTATTATGAAGTGGCAACCTGGTTTAGAGAGCTTGAGTCGCGCTGGGTGCCTCGGTCCTACACTATGGTTTCCCGGGGCTTGTTTGCTCACTTATTCCAGCTTCTAGGTCGGGGGGCCTTAGCAGGCCGCCTAGCCGACAAAGCATGGAACTTCTATCTGTTACCTTCGCGAGAAGATAGCAGAACCCTTCGTGCTTGGAAAACCGAGAGACTCGGAGTCCTGCACTTAGGGGGCCTCCTGGGTTGCTTCCCATGGAGTAGGTCGTCCGTGAAAACGGTGCCGATTCTACTTAATGAGTGCAAAGCAAGAGTGCTAGAAGGAGCAATCAAGAAGCACCTTGAGACCCTGGCGGGCTTCCAGTTGGAAGCGTCAAGATACCTCAAGTGTGTTCCTGAAGGATTGGATGCCCAATCGACACTGCTCTCCTTAGCTCCATTTGCAGCAGTCCTCACATCCGTGAGGATGCTACAATTGGAGTTCGATAAGGCGAGGAACGTTCGGGGTTCAGACGATATGTCCCACTGGTTACAGTTGGACGTTCGCCTGTTCCTTGATCCGTTCGCCGCCCTGTCAAAAAGGAAAAGCAAGACCGTAGCAGCCAACAAAGCAACAATTGTGAATCACTTCACTGCTATGTGCCGCGGAATAGAAGAGGTACGTTCTATGGCCGTGGGCTTTGTGGACCAGCATCAGCTGGCCACAGTGCTCATGAACAAGGAAGTCCTCCCTACCCGTGGCGATAGCAGGAATCGCAAAGCATCAACACCTATCCTTCTTTCCCGTGCAGACGCACAGGAGATTATGGATGGGATGGAGACGTTAGCGACTTAGAAGGTAGTCACAATTGGCTTGAGGAGGGTCCTTATCCTGACTCCTCTACTGGGGTATTTGGTAAATCCCAGTAGCGGACCAGGTTGGGGTGACCTCTTTGGGCGCTTTGTTGAATCTGCTACCACTTGTGTGCAGGCTAGTAGCCTACTAGTCGAGGCGCGTTAGGAAGGCCCTTGTTTGGGTTAATCCTAGGCGGCTCAACCTTAAGTGGTGGCCTCCTCCTCTTAAACTACCTTTGTAGAGTATTCGTATCTTGAGCTCGGCTCGCAAGGATTGCAAGCAAGCTGCTACA